TGCCATTCCTGCGCCGAACTTGCGGCCTGCTGCGTTGACCTTGTTGATCAGATCGTCCAGCACTTGCCGAGCGCGAATGTCGTCAAGCATCACCCGCAGCACGCGGTGCTTGCGTTTGGATTGGCGTTTCATTTCATTTTCCTTTCCCCAGCAATATGCCTGCGATCAAGCACAGCGCTAAGAAGATGAGATACAGGGGGTCCATTACATGCTCCTTCCGATTTCTGCCGCAGCCCTGACAATGGCTCGGCGGGTGGCGGCAAGAGGGTCTTCACCATTACGCTCAATGAACACACCCTTTTGCGTAAATTCTTGCCCGCAAATAGCCACATCGTCGTACGAACAATTTACGGTTATCCGCAACTTCACCGCCAACTCAAAGGCATCACCAGAATTGGTAAGGGGGTTCCAGTAATCGCTTCCAGCATCGTTGACCAAGCGGATGTAGTTCTCTCCGGGCCTGTAAGCCGCATATGCGGCCTCAAGCAGTTCACGATCCGTCATACCAACACCCCCACAACGAAAGCAATCGCACCAACAAGGACAACAACGCACAGCCCGAGCAGCACCAGCCTGCCCAAGGACTCCACGGCGTCGTCATCAACGCCGATCTCGGTTGCGGCCTCAGCGGCTTCGGGATAGCGACCTTGCTGGTCGCAGCCTTTCGGAATCCTGCTCATGCTGCCTCCCGTGCCAACGTGTTGCGCAGGCGCTCGATGCGGTTCTGGTGGTACGTCACCATTGCATCTGCGTATTCGCGGGCGCTATGGGCCTCCAGCAGGCTGCGGTGCGCCTGGTCGAGTTCGCGCTGCATGAGTTCAGCGTGGCTGATGTTGCCGCATAGGCGGCGGATTTGGTCGCGGATCATTGGTGGACTCCTGAGATGGCGCCAACGCGGCGCGCGTAATGCCAGATGCTGGACGCTTGCTCGATGGCCCGTTGCAGGGCTACCGAGTCAGGCTCGGGCGGTGGTGGTGGAGGCGCGATTCGCCAGCGTGCCCAGCGGCCACGGCTGGACGGCACGATCAGGCCGGCTTGGTGAAGCTGGCTGAGGTAGGTTCTGGCCGTGGCGGCTTCGCAGCCTAATCGGAATGCCACGTCAGCCATGGCCACGGGCTGGCGCTCGCGGACGATGGCCAGGGTGTCGGCTTGGCGGGGGGTCATGCCGCATCCCTCGCGTTCAAGTCCTCGGCCACCTGCTCCGCGCTGCTGCGCGTCAGGCAATCAGCCACCACTGCGGCTGACCCGTCCAGGCCTGCCAGGCGTCGCACGACAAGCCAGCGGTCGCCGGCCGGGACCACGCGAAAAAGGCGCTCGGGCGCCTGCTGCTCAGATTGGCTCATCATTGGCCTCCAGCGTCTCAACAGGCGCCTGCGCTGCGCGAATCTGGCCAGCACGCACCTGGGCGGCGTCCATGGCCTCTGCGCGTGCGTCACGGTCCAGCGTGCGAATTGCGGGCCGCAGATCGTTCAGAGCGTCGATGGTCTGCGCGGCGTCGATCTGGCGCATGATCTGGGGGAAGTCTGCGACTTCGACCACCGGCCCCATGTCGCGCTGGACGGGTGCCGGCGCATGGCCGGCGTCTTCGGCCTCCTCGGGCGTGTAGGTGCCGACCACCACGCCGGGGAACACGGTGCGGATGCCCTCAGAAACGCACCTGGCGCGCAGCATCTGGCGCGGGTAGCTTTTCCATGTCGGGTTTTTGGTCAGGCCGGCAGCCGTGGCCATGTCCAGCGTCCATTCGACCTCCACGCTGCCGCCTTGCGGGTGGCTGAACGTGCCGACCACGCGCCGGTCGGTGTATTCGCCCCAGCGCACGCTGCCGCCTGCCGAGTGGAAGCGGGCCAGCATGGCGTCGGCCTTCAGCGTTGGGCGGCCGTTGATGACGTGGTAGTCACGTGCCGCGATGGCCGGATGCAGCCCTTCGGCCTGGGCGATGAGCATCAGGGCCATGGCCTGGTCTGGGGTCTTGACGCCGAACAGGCCGGACTTGGCGACGGCCAGAGCCATACGTTCGACTTGATCGACGGGAACGAGTGCAGTTGTCATGCAGAACTCCTGTGATTACTGTGGTTAGAAAGACACCTTGGCGCGCAGCTTGGCCACGATCTCGTCGGCCTCCACGCTGAATCCGATGATCTCTCGCTCGAGCCTAGACTGGAACTCGGGATCACCCTTGATCCTCTGCACATACAGCTGCAGGTCAGCCGGCATGCGTGGATCGAAGCTGACGAAATCCGCCCACTCGCGGCCCGTCAGCCACATCTGGCCCTGGATCTGCGCCTGGTGATCCTCTGGCATGCCGTTGAGCCAGGTCTCGAGGTGCACCTGCGAGTTCCAAGGGCACTTGATCTCGATCAGACCGAAGGCGCCATCGGGGTCAGATTCGTCTGACACTAGGCCGTCAGGCGATGCGCCGATGGGCAGCTTTGGGTGCGCGATGAATCCCGTCTCGGTGATCCTGGCCGAGGTGGTGAACTGGTACGCGACGCGGGCGGCGTCCTCGTTCTCGCGGCCCCAGCGCAGCGGCGCGGCGTCGGGCATCTGCACCGGCTGGCCCGTCAGGCGCTCAGTCACGATCTGCCAGAGGTAGCGCGTGCGCTCGGCGCTCGGGTTGCCGGGCTCGCCAGCTTTGGCCTGTGCGGCCGTGGGCTTGTTGAGGGCCAGGACGTCCTTGAAGCGGCTGGCGGTGACCTTGCCGGCGCGGGCGGCGTGCCATTCGTCGGTGCGTTGGGTGTCGGTTAGGGTGGTCATGCCGCCACCTCCGTAACGGGAGCGAGTTGCTGGGCCAGGCTCTGCGCCACTGCGGCGCGGATCTGCGAGGAGAGTTCGAGCGCTTCGTCGTTGCTCAACCAGATGCTGACGTCAACAGTGCCGGCGCCGCTGGTGCGGATCATCACGGTGTAGTCGGCGCCTGGGATTTTGTCGCGCAGGGCGCTTGCGATGACGGTGGTTTTCATGATGTCGGTCCTTTCAGTACCAGTGGTGTGGATCGTCGTAGTAGGGATCGTCGTTCATGCTGTCGGCCATCAGTTCCATGGCGCGGTCATCAATCCAGGTGCGCTCGTCGCGCAGGATGCGATCCTTGAGCTCCATCCTGGCGTGCAGGCACTGCGCGTCGCTGCCGGTCAGGATCAGCGTCCAGAGCTGGTCTGTGGTGGCCTCGCTCATGTCGAGGTCTTCGAAGCCGCGCACGTCGGTGGTGCTGCACTCGGGCTGCGTGATATGCGCGTTGAGCCAGTCGCTGGTGGCCCAGGCGTCGGCCAGCAGTTCGTCTGCCGCATCAGCGCGGTGGCTGTCGCTGGGCTCGCGGTCGCCGTCCCAGCGCGGGTCACGCGGGTCTGTGCACGGCCCCCAGGTGGCGCTGTCGCCGGGGCCGTAGGTGGTGTATTGCATGAGGTGGGCTCCTGTGGTTCAGATGAAGGCTGCGATCAAACAGCCGAGGGTGATGCCGAAGGCGGCGGCGAATGCGTAGTCGATGGGGCGGAGGGGTTGCATGGTGTGGTTCCTGGTTGGTAATGGTTATGCTGAAAGGCTGGCCGTCCAGCCCATGCGGCCGTGCTGGGCAACCTTCAGGCTGTAGGCCTTGGCGCAACCAATCAACAGCTCGTGGCTGATGCCGATGATCTTGGCGCGTGCCTTGGTCAGCGAGACCCAGCCGCGGCGGCCATCTACCACTTCGTTGATCTCGTCGATAACCTTGTCGAGTTCGGCTGTGTTCATGTTGCTCTCCGGTTGCGTGTTGCGATGGTTAGATTTTGTTCCGGTCTGGACATTGATGTACACAGGTTTCGACAATCCCGACCAAAACGCAGGGACATAAATGTCTGTTCAGCGATAGACATCCATGCCAGAATCCGCCACATGATTACCCGTGAACAACTATCCGACCTGCTGCGGCAGGTTGACGCGAAAGCGCTGGCCGCCGAGGCAGGCGTCAACATCAAGACCATCTACCGGCTACGGCACGGCGTGAACTCGCCTCGGCTCGAGCTGGTCGAGCGCCTGGTGGCCGCGTGCCGCAAACTCAAGGGGCGCAAGCCGTGAGCGCCCTGGACAGCACACGCCTGCGGCTGGTGGAGCTTGCCGAGCGGCGCGGCCAGAAGATCACGGCGCGAGACATTGCCACGGCACACATGGCCATCGCTGCGCTGGATCATCTGCGAGAGCTGTCCGAGCGCAACATGCAAGCGTATGGCCACCAGCTAAGCACCAGCGTAGACCGCGGCATCCAGCTAAACGCCGTGCGCGAAATGCTCGGGCAGATTCGGGAGATTCTGGAATGAAACAAGGCGACCGCGTGCGCCTGTCCGATGGCCAGGAGGCCATGGTGCTAGAGGTCGGCGTGGCAACCCTGCGCGTGGCCCGCATCCGCCCCGATTGGCCGTTTCCTGGTCTGCCTGAGTCGGTGCTGCGCGGCACAGTCAAGCGGCTGCCGTCGCGGTATCTGCGCGAGACGCATGAGGATGTGGAGGCTGCGAGATGGTGACCCGAGGCCGCGAAACCCTGCGCGAAAAGATGCTGCGCAACCAAACCACGATGGACCTCTACGCGGCCATAAACAACAAGCCACGCGTGCTGCTGGACATCCCGCCTGAGCCGGCCAAGCGCGGGCCGCGCAAACCGTCAGGCCAGCCCACAGAGGCGCAGATTCTCAAGGCCGTCATGGCGCTGCTGAAGCGCCACCCGAAAGTCGCGCAGTGCTGGCGGCAGAACTCGGGCACGTTCCAGGAGCGCAACCGGGACGGGTCTGTGCGGTACATCCGGGCGAACACCGCCAAGGGCATGAGCGACATCATGGGCGTGCTAAAAGACGGGCGCACGCTGGCCATTGAGGTCAAGTCCGCTACCGGGCGCATGCGTCCAGGCCAGGAGGAGTTCCTCTCCACGATCCGCCAGGCGGGCGGCGTTGCCGGGGTTTGCAGGTCGGTTGAGGATGCGGTGGCGTTGCTGGCATGATCCCAGAAGACACCTACCGCGCATCAGCCTGCGACGGCAAGGTGGGCTTCGCCACGTTCACCCAGGCCCGCGTGGTGGCCGAGCGCAGCACCAGGCGAGGCAAGAGCCGGCAGATCTACCACTGCGTCCACTGCCACCAGTTCCACCTGGGCCGCAGGCCGCTTAGCAGGCGGCTGAGGCCCGCGATTGAAGATTGACCCCATGCCACGGCGCGGGCTTCGCGCCATCAACTGGAGAACTCAAGTGAAAAAAGCACTCACACTCATCCTCGCGGCCACGCTGGCCACCGCTGCCTATGCTTCGTGCCGGTACTACACCGTAACGATCAACAATCGCACGTACTATTGCAGCGAGTGCTGCATGGGCACGGGCGCGCTGCGGACTTGCAATACGACTTGCAACTGAGGCGCGCATGGCATACGACAACACCAATAGCGGCCTCCTAGCCCGCAACGACAAGCAGGGCAACGATTCCAGGCCGGACTATCGTGGCAGCATCAACGTGGACGGCCGCGAATACTGGCTTTCGGCCTGGATCAAGCAGGGGCGCGACGGCACCAAGCTGGCAGGCCAGAAGTACATGAGCTTGTCGGTGCAGCCGAAGGGCGACTGGGGTACGCCTGCACCGACACCGGCACCGACACCCGCACCCGCCCGCATGACCCAGGACCAGCGCGATGCCATGGCCATCCGTGAGCGGGCGCAGCAGGAGCGCCAGGCGGCGGCGAAGCCGAAGACGAACTTCGACGACATAGATGACGACGTTCCCTGGTGAGACTTGACTTAGGCCCGCGCTGCGGGTCTATACTGGACTTTCCCATCAACCTGCGCCACCCGGATGCGTCTGGCTGGCTCTAGGAGTTCACCATGAGCATCTGCTCGCACGACGGCGAGCGCCGTTACACCCGGCGCGTTTTCGCCAATGGCACAGTCCACATCTGCATCCAGTGCATGGACTGCCTCGATGTGGTCCTATCCCCCAGACACAACATGCGGCCATGGATCAGGCTTGACGAGGTTCCACCAGGCCGCGTGATCCATGAGTGGGTCGAGCATCAACCGCAGGTAGCGCGGCAAGGAGGCCTGTTTTGATGGCCACCACCGCAGACTTCGCCGCCGCCTATGTGCGCAAATACGGGCTCACACTGGTGCCACTGCCGCCGAAGACAAAGCGGCCACTCAAGAAGGGCTGGGGCCTAAAGGACTGCCTGACAACACCAGAGGCAGCGCGTGAGTATTACGAGAAGCACCCGAACTGGAACGTCGGTGTTGCGCTCGGTCCATCCCGGCTTGTCACCCTAGACGTTGACAACATCGAGGCGATGCAAATCGTCTGCGACGAATTCGGCTGGAGTGTCGATGAGCTGCGCAACGAGGCGCCAACGGTGCAGGGCAAGGCTCCGAACTTTCGGATTCTGTTCCGGGCACCGGAGGGCATTGAGTTCCACAGGAAGTCGATTGCGTGGCCGAACAAACTGGACCCTGACGGGAAAATCTTTGACAGCATCATTGCAAAAGCAGTTGCTGCAGAGGCCGCAGGAGATTTGCAAGAGGGCAAGAGGATTCGAGACATTGAGGCGGAGCCTTACAAGCGCATCACCGTCTTCGAGATTCGCGGCGCAGTCGATGAGCAAGTGCAAGACGTCTTGCCGCCAAGCATTCACCCAAAAACAGATCAGCCCTACATCTGGCTGACAAAACCCAACGGTGTCATTCCAGAGCCGCCAGCGTGGCTGCTGTCGCTGTGGAAAAACTGGGACGCTCTCAGGCCTCAACTGCAGGGCCTGTGCCCGTGGGCACCTGAGAAGCCGACACCGAAGCCTGCGAAACCTCGCATCCCGTCTGGGAACGATACCACGCCGAGCGTTATCGACGCCTACGACCAGGCGCACAGCATCGAAGCAGCGCTCGCGCAGTACGGATACCGCCAGCAGGGCAAGCGGTGGCTATCACCACACTCCAGCACCGGCCTGGCCGGCGTGGTGATCTTCGACGGCAAGGCCTGGATTCACCACGCATCAGATCCGCTGTGTAGTGACGAGAGCGGCCAGCTGGTGGGCGCGTTCGATCTCTATCGGTACTACGATCACGGCGGGGACATCCGCAAAGCCGTGAAGGCTGCCGCCGAAGAGATGGGCATGAAACTGGAGCCGAGGAGGCCGAAACCTCTCACGGTTCAACGGCAGCATGCAACTCCTGTCGTCGATTCCGAAACCGGCGAGATCACAGAACCAGGCGAGGAAAACGCTCCGATCATCAGCAACGCAACGCCGATGAAGACAGCCGAGCTGTTCCATGAAAGCCTGCCGGAAGGTGGCCGCATCGTGTTCTGGCGCGGCGAGTTCTTCTCCTGGGATGGAACGCGCTACGTCGTTCGTGATCGCGTCTACATCGAGCAGCGTCTGTATCGGTTCATGGCCCAATGCAACACCTGGAAGCCAGAGCCAAGGTCCGACAAGGTGACGCTGGTTCCGTACAACCCCAAGGCAGCCAACGTCAACGATGTGGCGCACGCCCTGCGGGCCGTCTGCTATGCCGACCTTCCAGATCCGCAGGTGTGGATTGAAGAGCGAGACGGTGACATGCCAGCGCATGAGATCGTGGCCTTCCGCAATGGATTCTTCCACTATCCGACCCGTGCGCTGGTTTCATGCACAGATCGTATGTGGGTAACCAATGCGCTAGATTTTGACTACGATTCCAAAGCCGGCGAACCACGCGAGTGGTTGGACTTCCTGGCATCACTGTGGCCATCCGATCCTGAATCTGTGCGAGCCCTGGCGGAGATGTTCGGATACCTCCTGACCGACGACACAGGCCAGCAAAAGATGTTCATGCTGGTAGGACCGCCACGCAGCGGCAAGGGAACGATCCTGCGCATCCTCGAGGCCCTGGTGGGCTATCACAACCGCGTCAGCCCGTCCCTGGCCTCGCTGGGCACGCAGTTCGGCCTGCAGCCTCTCATCGGCAAGCGCCTGGCCCTCATCTCCGACGCCCGACTTTCGGGCCGAGCAGACCAGCAACCCATCGTCGAAAACCTGCTGAGAATATCTGGCGAGGATGCACTGACCATTGACCGGAAGAATATCGTGCCGTGGTCAGGGAAACTGCCAGCCAGGTTTGTTCTGGCCACCAACGAGTTGCCGGCATTCTCCGATGCCTCCGCAGCTCTGGCCAACAGATTCCTGATGTTCAAACTCACCAAGTCATTCCTGGGACAGGAAGACCAAGGTCTGACATCCAGGCTTCTGAAAGAGCTTCCAGGCATCGTCCTGTGGGCTCTCGACGGCCTCGAGCGTCTTCGGCATCGTGGCTACTTCCAGCGCCCCAGCTCGGCCGACGATCTGGCCGCCGACCTGCTGGAACAGACTAGCCCGGTGCGCAGCTTCGTGGAGGATTGCTGCGTGCTGGAGCTTGCAGCGCAGTGCAACAGAGACGACATCTTCAGGGCTTGGAAACGCTGGTGTGAACTCCAAGGACGCGACCATCCAGGCACCAAGGTCGGCTTCGGCCGGCAGCTGTCTGCTGCTTTTTCGAGCATATCAAGAGCGCAACCGAGAGAAGATGGCACAAGATTGAATCTCTACACAGGCATCAGGTTGACAGAGAAATGGAAGTGGGAGGCGCAGCAGGTTTGATGGTCTCGGCTTCAATCCTGTGCCGGCACAAGTTGGAACAGGATTAAAAGCACTTGGCACAACATCGCAAATCTGCTGTAACTCTTTGTTTTCATTACACTATTTGCCTTTGGCACAAGATGGCACAGGATAAAACGCATATGATTACACATGCACATGCACACACACACACGCAAGAAAGGTTGGGCTGCAATGGAAAATTACCTGTGCCATCCTGTGCAAGCTGTGCCAGTGAAAATGTGAGCAGCGACTAACATAGGAGCAAACATGGCAAACAAGCCGACCAAACCCGGAAGCCCTGAGCGGGCGAAGATGGCCGATGCCGTCCTGGCGAACATGGAGTCCGGCATGAGCTGCTGGAAGGCATGCGAAAAGGCAGGCGTCAAGAACAGCACGTTCATGCTGTGGCTGAGTCAGGACAGCGCGCTGGCTGAGAGCTACGCACATGCGCGTGAAAACTTCGTCGAGCGCATCGCCAACGACCTGATGGAGATATCCGACCAAGACCCTGAAACTGTCGATGGCAAAAAGGACTGGGCCGCAATCCAGAAACACAAACTGCAGGTAGATACTCGCAAGTGGCTGTTATCGAAACTCGCCCCGAAGAAATACGGCGACATGATTAAGCTGGCCGGCCATGACGGCGGCGCGGTGAAACTCATTGCGCAGTCTGACGACGAGAAACTCTGATTAATGAAGGTTTGATATGGCAAAAAAGACGACACGCTCACGCATTGCGACAATTCGCTTTAGCCCGGAGAACCTAGAGGCCGCAGAGAAGGTGGCCTCGCTGACCGGGCGCACGGTTTCGAGCCTTACCGAATACGCTCTGGTGCTGTTTATCCGCCAGAACTACCCGATGGCTTACACCCCAGGAGTGGAGCTGGCGCTTAAGCTAGACGAGGCGCCGATGCTGACGACGCAATTGCAATTTGGTCCTGGCGTCTTGTGGAGGGCACTCGATGCCCTACAAGCGGCCCGTGGCTGAATTTCCTTAACCCACGATGGCATTCCACCTAACCGACCGCCAGAAAGCCGCGCAGCAAGTTCTGAGCGGCGACGCCACGCACCTGATGCTGTTCGGCGGCTCGCGCAGCGGAAAGACGTTCCTGCTCACGCGAAACGTGGTCTTTCGGGCGCTGAAGGCCCCGAACAGCCGGCATGCGATCTTCCGGTTCAGGTACAACCACCTGAAGGCCAGCGTCGTGCTGGACACGTTCCCCAAGGTCATGCGGGCCGCATATCCCGGCGTGTCCTGGGAAATGCACCAGCAGGACGGTTACGTCAGCTTCCCAGGTGGCTCGCAGATCTGGTTTGCTGGCCTGGACGACAAGGACCGCACCGAGAAGATCCTCGGCCAGGAGTTTGCGACGCTGTACTTCAACGAGTGCAGCCAAATCCCGCTGGGCTCCGTTGACACCGCGTTGACCCGCCTCGCGCAGAAGGCCGAGCAGCAGATCGAAGGTAGATCGCCTGTCCCGCTGCGCCTGCGGGCCTACTACGATTGCAATCCGCCGAGCAAGACGCACTGGACCTACCGAAAGTTCGTGGAGAAGCGCGACCCTGAAACCCGGCTCGGGTTGCCACGGCCCGAGGACTACGCGGCTTTCAGCATCAACCCGACCGACAACGCCGCGAACCTGAGCCCGGAATACCTGCGGATGCTGGAGTCACTGCCGGCCAGGATGCGGGCGCGATTCCTCGAGGGCCGGTTTGCCGATGCGAACCCGAACGCCCTGTTCCCAGAGGAGCATATCGACCGATGGCGCGTGCTGGACGGCGCGGTGCCGCAACTGGTGCGCGTGGTGGTCGCCGTGGACCCGAGCGGCGCGGACGATGAGGCGAGCGCGGACAATGACGCCATCGGCATCGTCGTGGTCGGCCTGGCCACGGATGGCGCGTGCTACCTGCTGGAAGACCTGACCGTGAAAGCAGGCCCTGCCACATGGGGCCGCGTGGCCGCAGAGGCATTCGACCGGCACAGCGCCGACTGCGTGGTGGCCGAGGTGAACTACGGCGGCGCGATGGTGCGCCAGGTGATCGAGACGGCGCGCCCGCGCACGCCGTTCCGCCCGGTGACGGCCAGCCGGGGCAAGGTGGTGCGGGCCGAGCCGTTCGCGGCGCTGTATGAGCAGGGCAAGGTCCGGCATGTGGGCATGTTCCCCGAGCTGGAGGACGAACTGAGCGGGTTCTCCACGACCGGCTACACCGGAAGCCGAAGCCCGAACCGGGCCGACGCGCTGATCTGGGGCTTGGCCGCGTTGTTCCCCGCAATCACGGGCGCGACGACCAAGAAAATCGACACTGCCGGCCTGGTAGTTCCGACCGCGCACCGATGGCGATAGACTTTCACCCGCTCGCGTAGCATAATCGCGCCCGATGCGCAATCCCCGGAGTCACTGATGGCCAGAGAATCGACCGAACAGCGACTGGTGCGCGTTCATGCGGAGGCCATGCGCGAGTTCGACAACATCCAGGGGGCGCTGCGCGACGAGCGCTTGCAGTGCTTGCAGGACCGGCGATTCTACAGCCTGGCCGGCAGCCAATGGGAAGGCCCGCTGCGCGACATCTACGAGAACAAGCCGCGCATGGAGGTGAACAAGGTTCACCTGAGCGTCATCCGCATCATCAAC